GACACAAACGACAGCAGATTATGGAACTGTTGTTAAAGAAGAAGACAGATAAAGAAGAGACGCCATACGGAACCATTATTATTGCAACTCGAAATGAATACAAATACCCTGTAGAATTTGAGCGGAAGAAGAAAGCATTAGACGCACTCCGAAAGTATCATCAGGACTCAGGAGATGTTACCATTAAGAAGTCGTCAACTTACCTGCTGTTCAAACGTTCATGAAAAAGGAATTCTTTAAGCGTGTTTATCGCAACGTCCCTTATTTTTCCGACAACGCTGTTCAAAGGCGTAAGAAGATTGTGGATATTGTTTACCGTGGGATCGAAGCAAAAACGGAGATCAATGTTAATCCTATCATCAAAATTTACGATGACTAATGTCACGAATTCGCCCTGATACTTACACTGACCCATCAGAGCGAATTGCACGGGCGAAACAACGTGCACGGGATGCAATTAAAGATCCCACAATTCCACTGACCAAACTTGAATTAGCATTCAAAAACGCCATTCTCTCAGGATTCACATCATGAAACATTTCAACTTTCCATTCATTGCGGGAGTATTGTTAACCTCCCTCGCATTTGTCCCGATTCACTTCCTTTACAATAGGGAAGCAAAGATCAAGTGTCTTGAAAATTCTTCTTACTTGGTTGCTGTAACTGGCGATCATTTCATGGGAGATACTACAGTCTGTGTTCACAAATCTTTTGTCGGAAAATGATTTCAGAACTCATTGTTGCAGGTTGGTGCGATGACATTTGCACCGAAATGAATAAGTATCATGGAGGAAACTTATACAGTTTCGATTCATTCTCCCGATACTTTAGGATCTGGCATAATGCTTCAGGAACAATGCCCGTCGCTTATGTAAAGAAAGGTTGGGCATATTTGTATGAACCTGAATATCGGAAACGTAAAGCACCGAAGACTTTAGGTAAAAATGCAGGAGTATTGTGGAATTTAAGTATTGAAGAAGACAGGAAAGGTTGCCTTGAATTGATAAGATCTGAGGGATTGATTTATGTTTCCCCTGGGCGGATGCCTTACAGCGGTCCCGCGATCTTCAATGATCCAAATACAAAGACACTCTTAGAACTGGCATAATGTTAGTTGCGCCCATTCTCTCCAACCCTTATGATGTGTTCATCACATCAGGAGCACCTCCTAATGACAGTCTCACCGCTCAACCGCTACCAACTCAGTTGGGATCATTCAACACCGTGGGATCGCCCTCCGGAACTCGGCGGTGTTTATACCCAGGTGGTCACAATCCACGCCGTGGGAGACTATACCTACAAGGTGTCATTTCAGGTATCTGACAGGATACTTACGATTGGTGCTTTGTTCTGTTGTGTTGAATCTATTGATTCCAGTGGTTATCATCAGGTTCTACACTATTTCATGGGGGACTTTAACAGTAACCTAGGTGCAATGAAGTTCGCTCAGTTTGCATTAGAGCATTTCATTGAATGGGAGAATTGGTCAGTCTGTGGATCTTTTGAACCTTTTGATTGGATTCAAGGTGATCCAATCTCCATAATGACTGGAGAGGAAATCGTCACTAATTGTTATTGATGACTGTATCTGATCTCGGGACGCTCACACTATTGCTATTGCCAGCGATGTTAATGAGCGTCCTAATTCTTTGGACATTTGCTGCGGGAGGTTGAAAATCTCGACTAGTATATGTCATCATTCACACTAGATTATTCACACTTTCTAGATCAATGTTAACAGCATCTTGGGCAACACAACCGAAGTATTTCGGGACAAAATTAGATGTTAACGGTTGCACCTGGTGCACTGACATCAATCACGCTTATCGGATTTCGCAAGACCTTGCCAGAAACGAAGGTCCCATGATAATCTATCGTATCCCTAATTCATCAGGGATCCCAATCGCTTGGGTAACTGTCGATTATCAGGAGTGATTTCAATGCCAGTTAAGAAGAATCCGTGGCGTTCGTTCGCTACCAAATCCGGTGGATCAACTCACCGTCAGGACTCCCGCTACAAGACTGGAAACACTAGGACGGCAGCGCAGAAGCGTGCATCAGCAAAGCGTAAAAAACGGTAAGATTTCTTTACCTAAAATCGCTTGACATAGGGATCAGATCGATTATTGTATGGGAGTCAATCAAAGGGACACCCCCATGACACTTCAACCCGGTACAGAACACCTTCCCTGCTCCCCTGACCTCTCTCCTGCTGACATCGCTGATGAGAGGTTCCGCGCTAACATCGGTGAGCGCCGCTACGGGATGCCGGAAGTTCCTGAACAGTATCAGGAGACTTTCACTCCCGGTCGCTGGAAACAGTTCCTGTCTGATCGCTTCTGGTCTCACCATTCCTATGGAGTGTGTCTGACCCCTGAAGACTTCCTATCAGGAATGACCTACGCCAAAGTTCAGGAAAAATACTGAATTCAGGGGGAGCAATCCCCCTTTTTTCTGATACAATAAGACAGTACACGGGACAACCCCATGACACGCTCACTGACTCAGAACACTTCCCTTCCCTCTTATGAGTATTGGGAGTGCCGTATGAACGAAGGGGACAAGACCTTATGGGCGCACCTCCACTCCATGGAGAGAGGCGACGAAGGTGGATGGGCGCAACGTATGTTCGCCGCAATGGATAAGGCAGATCTGAACAACAGGTTTCGCCTCTATCAAGCGTTTCCGGAACTCTTCAATCCTAGGGGAGTCTCCTACTGATTAGCAGATCTTATGGGGGACAGTTACTAAACCGTCCCCTGTGACAGTTCGGGCGCTGGCACAGTGTATGTGCCGGTTCGCGAAGCGGCGCGAAGCGCCTAGCGGTTCTCGAAGGGCGTCCATGAGGGAAAAACGGCTTTCCTAACCTACAAAGGTCCCCAAGCGCCTGAGAAAAAATCCGCCAGTAAAATTACCTCACAGAAACCTTGAGTACAAAAAAATTCGCCCAGAAAATTTTGGTCTTATAAGGTCGATACTATATACTGCAGTCAATAAGAAATTATGACTTACCACACAACTTATCATGTATACTATGGTGAAAAATGCGTTTATCCAAGTCTATCGAAGGAAGAGTTCACAAAGGTTTGGGAGTTCGCAAATCATCTCGCTGATCTAACTGAGTTGGATGAGAGTCTACTGTCTTATGAGGAATGTCAAGTAAACAAAGAATTACGGACAGCAGAAGCATCTTACTGATATTGACAAACGAGTTGAAACCTTGTAAAATTACACTGAAACTAATTAAATCTCATGGCTAAAGGATTCACGGTGAAGGCAAAGACCCCACCGAAGAAAGAAGGTCCCGAATGGGACTATGCAAAGATCAAAGATCGTATGAAAGGGAAGACAGTAGTCTTCTGTTTACCTGGAAGAGGATGTTCTTTTACTTTCCTCAAAGCATTTGTACAATTATGTTTTGACATGGTACAGAATGGTATGGCCATTCAGATTAGTCAAGACTATTCATCAATGGTAAACTTTGCACGTTGTAAGTGTCTTGGTGCAAATGTTCTCAGAGGTCCTAAGCAGGTACCATGGGATGGGAAACTAGAATATGATTACCAACTATGGATTGATAGTGACATTGTATTCAACACTGAGAAGTTCTGGCAACTATGTGATCTTGCAATTCCTGAGGAATCTGTAAAGGATGAACTAGTAGAGAAAGAAGATGGTACTAAGGAGATTAAGCGTACTGTTGATGAAACTCTACACAAGGAAGTAGTTGCAGGATGGTATATGACTGAAGATGGTCGTACTACATCTGTTGCACACTGGTTAGAAGAAGATGACTTCCGTAAGAATGGTGGAGTCATGAATCATGAGACTGGGGATAGTATTGCAAAACGTAAGAAACCCTTTACTGTAGATTACACTGGATTTGGTTGGGTTCTGATTAAGAAGGGAGTATTTGAGAATCTCGAATATCCTTGGTTTGCTCCTAAGATGCAAGTCTTTGAGTCTGGTAGTGTACAAGACATGTGTGGTGAGGATGTCTCATTCTGTCTAGATGCTAAGGAAGCAGGTTTTGACATTTGGTGTGATCCACGTATCAGAGTGGGTCACGAGAAGACCCGAGTGATCTGATGAGCAAACGAGGACTCAAAGGAAGAGATAGAACTCATCGACAGAAATGGGGAGATGAGAAAAGAAGATGGACTAATTCCTTTAAGGTACGTAAGTCTAGACGAAAGTCAGTAGTATATCCACTATCTCCCTCTGAGTTAATTGTTTGGTCAGTACTTGGTTTTATTGTAATTCGTTTTTTAGGTTAATCAGGAGTTTTTTATCATGGCACGGAAAGTATCGCTCACTGGCGGAAATATGATCGAGAGCAAGCCCAAGAAAACCCGACAGGGTTCTGGGCAACACACGAAGTATGCCGCAACCTCTGCGAATGGTAAGAGGAAGCGTTATCGTGGTCAAGGTCGTTGACCTAAGAGTTTCACAGCGCAGTCTCTGTACTGCGCTTTTTTATGTAAAGATCCTTATAGATCTTATGGTTAATCCGCCCAATAAAAAATTGTAAACCCCGCGTTAAAAGTTGATGAGCAAGCAAGACGTTATCGAGTCCTGGATTGAGTCTGTAACCCGCGAGAATGCCTCTTTAGGAGGTTTCCCAGTGTGTCCCTATGCCAAGCACTCTAAGTATAGAATTGTTGAATGTGACGCTAAGGAGATTAGTGTTTTCGCTCCCGGTCATGAGCAGTACGATGTCGTTGTGTATATCGTAGAAGATAAATTTAGTCCGATTACCCTAAGGAAGTGGTGCGATCAATTTAATGCTGAGTATGAGGATTATATCTTCTTAGATGATCATCGAGATGCTGATACCTATATAAAGGACGTTAAAACTGGCAATGGTCGCTATAATTTAATTCTTTGTCAATCGAAAGCAAAACTCCGCCGCTTCCGAGAGATGCTGTCAAAGACTGATTATTATGATTACTGGGATAAATCATATCTTGAAACTATATTAGGAGAAGATCTAGATGTTATCTGTCAATCAACCGTGGGATAAGTTACGAGTATGTGCAGTTGGTAGATCATATCCACCCGAACTTTATGATTTCATTGAGAATCCTAAGGTTCGTAATATGATAGAAAGGATTGCAATAGAGACTGAAGAAGATTATCAGAAGTTAATTGCAAAACTTGAAGAATTTGATGTCAAAGTTATAAGAACTAATTTAAATCTTTCTGAAGAGGGTAAGATACGTTTTATTGAAGATGGAGTGCGTGAGAAACCTCCTATGTGTCCTAGAGATGACACTAGTATGGTTGGTAATAAATTCTACTCACCAGGTAGAATAAATTGGAGAGAACTTGTAAAAGCAAATAGTCTTTTTAAAGATGATCAGATCCCAGAGAAATGGTCTGATGTAAAAAAGTTACCAGTAGATATTAAAAGGCATATAGTATCAGTTATTAAAAGTTATACTGGAGATCCACAAACATTATTTGAAGAATATACTAGACCTAATCACGAAGAACGTTATAAGATATACGAAGATATTCACAACTATGTAAGTGCAGAGGGAAATGATATTGTTTATGGTTTATCTTCTGCAAATGGTGCTAATATAATTCGTGCGGGGAAAGATTTATATTCTAGTCTTCCCATAGAGTTTGATCATGGTAATCAAACAATAGTAAACAAATTAAGAGAAGAGTTTTCGGACTATCGAGTTCATGTTCTAAACGATGTGTATGGACATACTGATGCACACTTGTGTCCAGTAAAACCTGGAATATTAATGTGTACAGAATTCTTTGAAAACACAGATCCATATAATCTAACATTTCCTGGTTGGGCAGTTATAAAGTTAGAAAAGCAAAGTTGGTTGGATGATAATATTCAGAAGCAACAGGAATGGAAAAAGAGAACAAACGGAAGATGGTGGGTTGATGGACAATCTCACGATACTGATACTGTTGATTATATTGAGACTTGGTTGAATCACTGGGTTAACTATGTGGAAGAAACTGTCTTTGATGTGAACATGTTAGTAATAGACAAGAATAATATTATTTGTAATAATTACAACAAGAAGGCATTTCAAGCATTTGAAGCAATAGGTGTTACACCACATGTAATTAATTTTCGTCACAGATATTTTTGGGATGGTGGCATTCACTGTATTACGAGTGACCTAGATAGGGATGGAGAAAGATTAGATTATTTTCCTGAGAGAGGTGACAATGTTATCAGTTAATCAACCATGGGATAAACTTAAGACGTGTGCTGTAGGACGTTCATATCCACCCGAACTTTATGACTTTATTGTAAATCCAAAAGTACGTAACCTATTAGAGAAGATTGCAATAGAGACTGAAGAAGACTACCAAAAACTTATTGGGATATTAGAAAAGCATAACGTAGAAGTTATTAGAACGCAATATCGATTAACTGAAGATGGGAAAATTCCCAAAGTCTCAGGTACTAATGTATATGAAAAACCTCCAATGTGTCCCAGAGACGACTCTGCGATGATTGGAAATCGTTTCTTCACTCCTGGTGATGAAATGACTAATTGGAGAACAATTTTAAAAAATCAGGGTATCAAAAATATTCCAAAAGATTGGGATGCAGTGAGAGAGTTGAAAGATACAGACTATGATCGATATGAAGAACTTGCTAACATAATTCAAACGTATACTTGTAATATACAGTATCGTGATAGGGTTATCCCTATGGGAAAAGAATTATTATATAATTTGAAACCAATCGTAGATTACGTTGAGTCTCAAGGAAATGAGGTTGTTCGTGATATGAATATTAACTCTTCTTGTACGCTTCGTATAGGGAAGGATTTGTATTTTGGTCTTGTAAATCCACAATTACAAGAAGATACGTATCAAGAACATGTAGATAAACTATTTCCAGATTATAGATGTCATATTACTAGTTACTCTGGTCATACCGACTCCGTGTTCACTGCACTATGTCCAGGTTTAATTATGACTGTTGGTGGTGGATGTTGGGGAGAAGGTGTTGACCCAGATCAAAAATATGAAGAAGAATTTCCTGGTTGGGAAAGAGTTCATTTGGCAAATGAGTCTTGGGCAAAAATGGAAAAGTGGACAAAATATAGAGAACAAACAAGAGGTAGGTGGTGGATTGAGGGAGCATCCTATGAACCCGCTTGCGTTGACTATGTTGATCATTGGATGTCACATTGGGTCAATTATGCAGCAGAGACAGTATTTGATGTCAACTTATTAATGATTGATAGACATAATGCTATCATTAACAGTGAGAATCCAGTTGTTGTAAAGAAACTGGAAGAATATGGAATTACGCCACACATCTTTAATTTTAGACATCGTTACTTCTGGGATGGTGGTATTCATTGTATTACTTTAGACTTAGATAGAGAAGGTGATCGTGAGGACTACTTCCCAGAGAGAGGTTAAATAACTAAGGGATTGGGAACCCCATTAAAAGTTTCCGTGTCCTATACACGGTATACCCATGCAATCAGATAGAGATAGAAGTCACATGTACGAAATGTGGGGAACGGATGAATTAATTACCGATTATGGTAATGCCATTGATCGTAAAGATCAAAGGAAAATGCTTCGTGAAATAGCAAACGATGAACGTACTCCAAAAAAATGTGATCATTGCACATGTGATACTGAACTATTTGAAAACTATCCAGAATAGTGCATAAATAAACATTAGGATTATTATAAATTTTTTTAATGCCTCTCCAAAGAGTAAGCAAAGGGTTCAAAGATATCAGTCTAAGTTTTAAGGTTAACCCCATTAACTATGATTTGATTAGTATAACTAATGAAACTGCTATTTCTCGTGCGGTGAGAAACTTGGTGTTTACAAAGAGAGGTGAGAGACCATTTGACGCTCTACTTGGATCCAGAGTATCTTCATTACTGTTTGATAATCTGGATCCTGTCACTGCATCAAATATAGAACTGGAAATAGAAACAGTCATCCGAAACTACGAACCTAGAGTATCTTTGGTACGTGTAAAAGCGACACCAAATTATGATGCTAATGAAATTGACGTAGAAATTGTATACAATATTATCGGTGTTGATGTACCACAGCAACAATTAGAGTTCGCATTACAACCAACTAGATAAATGGTTTTAGTCAATCTTACAAGTTTAGATTTTGATCAAATAAAACAATCCATTAAGGATTATATCCGATCAAATTCAAATTTTACTGATTATGATTTTGAGGGGTCAAACCTCTCTATGATCATTGATACCTTAGCGTATAATACGTACATCACTGCGTATAATACCAATATGGTAACCAATGAGGTTTTCATTGATAGCGCAACTCTGAGAGAGAATGTTGTCTCTCTGGCAAGGAATATTGGATATGTTCCAGTATCAAGAACTGCACCAAAAGCAGAGGCAGTATTTACTGTTGATACATCCTCATTTACGTCAAACTTTCCTGTAACTGCAAAACTAAAGGCGGGCGAAGTTTGTACGTCAAACGGAACGGGATCAAATAACTTTATCTTCTCTATTCCCGAAGATATTACAGTTCCCATAGATGATAGTGGAATCGCATCTTTTAAAGATATTGTTCTGTATGAAGGATCTTTCCTCAAAGAAACTTTTACTGTATCCTCCGCAAATCCAAATAGAAGATATATTTTGGGTGCCTCAGGAATTGATACTAAAACTATAAGGGTTAGAGTACGACCAACACAGCAAAGTAATACTGTATTTGAATACAGATTATCAAGTAACTTAAATGATATCAACTCTTTCCCAAGAGTTTATTTCATTCAAGAAGTTGCAGATGAGAGATATGAAATAATTTTTGGTGATGGCGTATTTGGGCAAAAACTAGAAGATCAAAACTTCATCGAAATCTCATACATTACAACCAATGGTGCAGATGGAAATGGAGTAACAGGATTCAATTATATCGGACAACTTGAGAGTGACACTGGAGCATCTTTGAACAGATATGTTTCTCCAGTACTTACTACAGTACCTGCTTATGGTGGAAGTGGTATTGAATCTGTGGAGTCGATTAAGAAGTATGCACCTAGGGTATACGCATCTCAGAACAGAGCAGTAACGTCTGCAGATTATGAGACTATTGTAAAGCAAATTTATCCAGAAGCAGAGTCCGTTTCAGCATTTGGTGGTGAAGACTTAGATCCCCCACAGTTTGGAAAAGTTTTCATTACCGTAAAACCAACGAACTCCAACTTTATCGCAGATCCAATTAAGGATAACTTGAAAAGAGAACTCAAAAAATATGGAGTTGCTGGAATTATTCCAGAGTTCATTGATCTAAAATATCTGTATTTGGAGGTATTCTCTACTGTATACTATAATGACAACCTTGTAAAGGATTCTAGCACGGTTACAACGACTGTTTCTGACATCATCACAGAATATGCTGATTCAACAGAATTGAATAAGTATGGTGCAAGATTTAAGTATAGTAAATTCTTGAAGATTATTGATGATAGTCACAGGTCGATTACTTCGAATATAACATCTATTCAGATGAGAAGGGATTTAAGACCTGCACTAAATGCATTTGCAAACTATGAGATTTGTTTTGGTAATGCATTCCATATTAAGAATCCAAAGACTGGTTATAATATAAAGTCCAGTGGATTTAACGTATCTGGAGTTTTACAAAGAGTTTACCTTGGGGATTTGCCCAATGGTGATGGTAAGAAAGGATCTTTATTCTTATTCAGATTAGACTCGGAGCAGCAACCAGTGGTTGTTAGAAATGGAGTTGGAACTATTGATTATGAAAAAGGTGAGATCTTGATATCTTCATTAAATATTATATCTACGGCAAAAGTAAAAGATGGACTCTCTATAATTGAAATATCGGTATCACCAACATCCAATGATGTTATTGGAAAACAGGACCTCTATCTGCAACTAGATACATCAAAGACAGAAGTTAAGTCTGTAAATGATAGTATCGAATCTGGAGGAGATGTTTCTGGATTCTCATATCTCGTTACTTCAAGTTACTTGAACGGAACCATAGTAAGAGCATAAGATGTCAATTAGAAAGGTTAGCGTAAATCAAATAATTCAAAGTCAAATTCCGGACTTTGTTAGGGATGAGTATCCTCTATTTGTTCAGTTTATCAAGCAATATTATGTTTCCCTTGGTTCTCAAGGTAAACCTCTGGATATTGTTGAGAACTTAGATTCTTACATTGACCTGGATGTAATTTTTAATACTATTGATTCTACTACATTAACTGCACAGATCAATAGAACTACTGATACAATAACGGTTTCTAGTACGGAAGGATTCCCAACTAGTAATGGTTTGTTGCAAATTGACAGTGAAATTGTCTCATATGATTCTAAAGATGACACAACATTTTATGGTTGTGTTCGAGGATTCAGTGGAGTCACTGGATATAAGGAAAATGCTGTCCAATCAGATTTAATTTTTGATGTCACCAGCGCAGCAATTCACACTTCTGGTGCAAAAGTATCAAATTTAAGTCTAATTTTTCTAAAACAATTCATATTTAAACTTAAGAAGCAGTTTTCTCCTGGATTCGAGGGTAGAGACTTCTTTTCTGGTCTCAATGCAAACGTATTTGTAAAGCAATCTAGTGATTTTTACTCCGCAAAAGGTACGGATTCCGCTTTTAAAATCTTATTCAAAGCAATCTATGGTAAGGATGTCGCTGTTATTCGTCCCAGTGACTTTACAATTAGACCTTCCGACTCAGAATATAAGATTTCTGAAAAAATTGTTGTAAAAGCAATTCAAGGAGATCCCACAAAACTACAATACAGAACATTATCTCAAGTAGATGACGACGATTATGATACAATTTCAGCATCAGTTGCTGATGTAGAAACTATTGTAAGGGGAAATCAAACTTACTATAGACTTAGTTTAGATTTTGATTTCAATAAAGATATCGATGTCAGAGGAAATCTGGTAAGGAGATTTCAACAGCACCCCAAAACCTACATCACTCAAAATGTAACTAAAGGTTCCGATACATTTTCTGTAGATACAACTGTAGGATTCCCAAAATCTGGAGTCCTAAGAACAAGAAGTGGCAATCGAGAAGTGTATATTTCATACACAGATAAGTCATACACCGAATTTTATGGATGTACTGATGTTCCAGATATTGATGTGGGAGAAGAAATCTCACTAGACACATATTGTTTTGGTTTGGATGATGATGGATCTGAAATTAGAGTACAAGTTCTTGGTGTATTATCAGATCTTACCGTTGTTAGACCAAATAACCTCTTCAGAAAGAGAAACAGGATTAAATTGAGTTCTCTTGGAAGAGTAACTGAAGATGTAAAATCAACAAATTGGATATTTAATGTTCCAACGACTTATGATGTTGCAGAAATTACACTACAAGTTAGTCCTGGAGGACAGTATAGAGTTATAACAACCAGTGATAACAACATTGTTGTTGGTGATAGTGTTGAATTGATTGGTTCTGATGGTGTTACTAGAGTAGGAACGGTAAATCAAAAGGCAGCAAACAATACTTTAAACTTTGTTACCCCATCTTCAGTCAATTTAGGTGCTTTCTACAAGATAAGGAAGCAAGTTGCTAAGGCAAAAAGTGCAATTTTCCCAGAATCTGCCAAATATTCTGCGAATGTTCAGAATATTTACACGGATTATGATGACAATGTGTATGTTACTTCGTCATCCATCCCAAATTACAACATTCAGAGTCTAAACATCACAAATTATGAGACTATTTTTAATGTAGACATCTCAAATGTGGATGAAAAGACCACAAATGACCCCGATCCTGATTATATCGCTTATATTGATGCAGTTCAGACCATCACCGTCACTGATCATGGACTACTGACTGGTGAAGTTGTAGTCTATAACCCCCAAAATACTGCAAATTCACTTAATCTTGCGAAAGGAAT